TCCTTGACATCCGAAAAACAGAAGGCCACTTTAGTAGATCTAGGGGCGAAACGAAAACAAATCATGGAATGTTCTAATGCCTCGGAACGAACCAAATTATTCCGTGAACTAACTAAACATAAACATGGATAAATTGAATATACATTCAAAACTCAAAGGGATTCAGTCATCCCTCAAAGCTCCCAAAGGGCAGACTAATAAGTTCGGCGGGTACGCTTACCGCTCCGCCGAGGACATACTAACAGCTGTCAAACCTCTGCTCGCTGAGTGGAACTGCACACTTGTTATCACTGACGACATGGTCGAAGTGGGTGGGCGTGTATACGTCAAAGCCACAACCGTGCTAGCAGATACTGAAGGCGAATACACAATACAAGTAAGTGGATTTGCTAGAGAAGCAGAGACTCGCAAGGGGATGGATGACTCACAGATTACTGGGTCAGCTAGTTCCTACGCTCGCAAGTATGCACTCAATGGACTCTTTGCTATCGACGATACAAAGGACGCTGATGCTACTAACAATCACGGCAAGAAGCCAACAACACAAACCAAGAAGATAAGCCAGCCAGCTAACGCTGAATCGGACTTTGAATTCTAATACCAACCATAATACAATGCCCAAATACAACAACGAAAACACTGGGGTGCTATTCCCCGAAAGCAAACGTGAGTCGGACTCATCTCCTCACGCCACAGGAACACTCGAAGTCACTGCACCAGGTAAATACCGTGCGGCGGCTTGGAAGAACCAGAGCCAATCTGGTCCTGTTATGAACATCCGTTTGACTCGTCTTGACGAGGACAAACAGCCAGAGCAATACCGTAGGGATGGTATCCCCAACCAGCCCACAGCAGCTCCTTCCGCCGCCCCAGCGGGAGACGATCCCTTCTAGGGATCACTTGATTATCAGGGGGGAGAGGGTCATGCCTCTCCCCTTTTTATTCTTACTAACTATACGAACCAACAAACAACTAGAAGGATTATTAATGTGGATACTAACAAAACAATTACACACCTCAGCCTATGTTCAGGATACGAAGGCATTGGGCTTGGACTCAGAAGCGTTCTCCCAACTCTGCGAGAAGTCGCTTACGTGGAGAGGGAAGGATTCCCTATCGCGAACTTGGTTGCAAAGATGGAAGAGGGAAAGCTGGATACAGCACCTGTCTTCACGGACGTTAAGACCTTCCCTTACGGAAAGTTTCGTGGATGCGTGGACATCCTCTCTGGCGGATTCCCGTGTCAGCCATTCTCAGCTGCTGGAAAGCGTCAAGCTACTGAAGACCCCAGACACCTCTTCCCCTACATCGCAGAAGGAATTAGAGAGTGCCAACCTAGAATTGTTTTCCTCGAAAACGTACAAGGAATCCTCAGTTGCAAGACAGCCGACGGAGAACCAGTTCTCCGGTATGTCCTCAGAACATTGGAAGGATTGGGTTACAGAGCAACGGCAGGAATATTCTCAGCGGAAGAAGTCGGCGCGCCTCATCAGAGAAAGCGAGTCTTCATCATGGGCTACTCCGATAGCCAACGATGCGAAGGGGAGCGACTACGCGGGGACGAAAGAGAATCCGAAGGCTCTCTATCTGGGGGGTCAGGTGAAGAGCTGGCAAACTCCAACAACGATGGACATAGAGAGAACTCCAGAGGGAATGGAAAAGCGGAAGGCTTACCGGGAGAGCATAGGTCGGAAGTATGTGGAGGGTTGCCTAACCGAACAGGTCAAGAACTGGCCAACAGCATCAGCGAGGGACTGGAAGGACACAGCGGGCATGAGTACGGAGAGGGACGGCAAAGCACTGGGCAGAGTGGATCAACTACCACGAGCGGTTTACCATCACGATGGCCTGCAAGACCAAGCGAACCCCAACACGAATGGGAAGAGCCAAGAGTCGTGGCCGACACCAAGAGCAAACAAGGTTCATCCAGAGATAACGGAGAAGAATCGAGAGCATCTAGCCAATCGGAAGAAAGCCAATCTGGAGGAGGACATAGCGGGTCATTGCGGGAAAGCAACGGGCAAGCTGAACCCAAACTGGGTCGAGCATCTAATGGGTCTTCCAGCAGGGTGGACAAACTTAGGCTACTGGGGAACGGAGTAGTTCCTGCTACCGCAGCTAAGGCATTCGTCACATTAATCCAAAGGTTAATATGAGATACACCTATATGCTTAACATGGACAACGAGAAGTTTGAGTCCTGCGATGTTGTCGTAAAGTTCGTGACTGATGCGGGTGGGATATTCGATGGATTCACTTCCATCTATTCAAACAAGCCGCTTTACTCCGATGACCTTGCTCACCTAGAAGAATGGGTAATGCAGGGCGAGGACCAGTGGGAACCGCAAGTTGACAATTGGAACCAACATAACATAAAACTAAAAAACCATGAAAGAATTAGAAAAGAGCCTACTGGGAACAATCCTAAAGGCTGAGATAAACGATGGGTGCAACGCCCTACTGAATGAAGCAAAGGAGTCCGGTATAAACGCTGACTTCTTTACGGCTCACGACACTCGCTCGATGTGGGAGGCCATGTGCAAGCTGGACTCCAAGGGAGTTATCCTTGGCACGATGTCCCTGTTCACGGATATGTCCAAGGGTCAGAAGGGCCTTGATGCTAACGCTGTTTGGGCTACGCATGACAAAGGTCTAAGCGAGTTGCACTTCAAGGGATTAACGGATGACATGGTGGAGTCCCACAGGACACGGAACCTCTCCCGTCTATCGCTGGTTATCAAGGACGGCTTACAGGAGGGTAAGGACTCCGAAGAGATCCTTACTACTATACAGGGTCAGTGCGATTCCATATCCTCGTTGACTCCTACTAGAGATAACTTGGAAACCATTGTTGATCAAACATTTGAGGATGTTACAGGTAAGGTAGATTTTTCTAAATACCTACGGACTGGCATCCAATCAATTGATGATGTTCTTTACAGAGGTGGCTACGGATCAGGTCAGCTGTGCGTCCTAGCTTCACGGCCAGGGTGCGGCAAGACCGCATACGCCTTGAACTTCTTGAGCAACACCTGCACGACAGGCAACGGTATGTTACTCTTCAATCTTGAGATGGGTGCTAACCAGATAATGAAGCGCATCTTCAGCATCAAGTCAGGTCTACATATGCGTAGGTTCGAGGACGGGCTAGCCCCAGCGGACAAGATGCAGGCACTGAGGAAGACTACAGAAACCGTGAAGGGTTGGAACTGCTGGATCCGTGACAACGTATATCGACTGGACCACATACTAGCAACAGCTAGGGGTATGCACAGAAAGCATAAGGTAAATGGAATCATTATTGATTACTGCCAGCTGATAAAGCCCATGTCCAAGAACATATCCAGAGAGCAACAGGTCGCAGAGATCAGTCGTGAGTTAAAGCTACTCGCCAAGGACTTAGATATACCCGTCCTGTTATTAGCACAGGTGAACCGTGAATCCGAAAAGGATGACCGCTCTCCTATTATGTCCGACCTCCGTGAGAGTGGAGCCTTGGAGCAGGATGCTGACAGTATTATATTTCTGTGGCAGACATTATCAGAGAGGGAGCAGAAGATGGACTACGTTCGCTGGACCCTAGCCAAGCAGAGGGAGGGCATGGGATATACCCAAGGCCGTATACTCTTTAACAAAGGAACTCAGAAGATGGAGGATCACTCACAGTTCATTTGATATGAAGCCCCACCAGAAGCGGACAGCGCGTTACCAGAAAATCATTGAGGATTTTTTCGGTGGCTATGTCTGCGGAGAGTGCGGGTTCACGGGTAAGGCAGTTCAATTTGATTGCCATCACCTGCCTGGATATGAGAAGACGAGAATCATTAGGGACTTCGCTCGGGCAGGAACCCGTGAGGAGTTCATAGAGGAGCTAGAGAAGTGCGAACTTCTCTGTGCAAATTGCCACAGGCTGGAGCATTCCTCTTGACAGAAAACATAGGACACCTATGTTATAATTATTCTACCACACAAATGGTTCGTGTGTTAGTTGGTTCATATAGTAATACAAGGTAAGCCGAAGGAGTAATCCCAGGCGAAGCGAGGTTTTCATGGACCACGCTTTTGTTCAGTCCTTGGAGGGGCTGTTCCGTGATACACATCCGGAGCAGCCCTTTTTACTATAAGGCTCCAGGAGGAGTGAAGAACGGACGCTCACCCTTTTTAATCCTGCGCTTGAATTCTCTTTGTTCCTTCTGCTTCGTGAACCCAAAGATTCTGTTAAGGACATCGGACATAGGAGCAAGGGTCATTAGCTTAGTCCTCTCAACGGGAGTTCCATCAGCTAGTTGCTGCACGGACTTGGTTATATCAACGAATTGTTGCAGGGCAACTGGTTGGAAGTAGTTAAGAGCAAACGATCCAAACCCGTCTCGTTTGATTTTGTAAGCAGAATATTTAGAGATACCAAAGATACGGAGACTATTATTAACTGCGTAGTCCGGAAGGTAACCCAAGCGTCCCGCGATTAAATCCTTTAGCATATCCACGGGCATACCAACCATTGCCATGAAAACTATCAATTTACTAAGATTAAGGAATGCTTCAGCTTTCTGCTGACGAGTACCATTTTTCATCTGCTGAATATATAAATCATTAGTAAGATTTAATTGATTCACCAGGAAGGACTTCATTGTGTACAACAATCTAGTGTTAGGATTCTCGGCCTGCTTGAGTGGCATACGAGCCTTGGAGGTTGGTTGTGTCTCGGACAACCTTGAGAAGAGTGCGAGTCTCACCAGTGCGTTATTGCTGTCCCCTTTCTGGAGTGCGGCCTTTAGCTTTATGATTTCCGCATCATTGAATCCCATGAACTCCATCTCCGCCCGGAACCTACGGCCATTGGGAGTGTTGGCAGCGGCTCGCGCTATCTTTTTGAAGCGCATAAAGTTAGCCGTGATGTTAGTCTCCTTCATGAACTGATCCATGCGAGTGAAACCAGTGACCTTTAGGCCCAAGCGAACAGCCTTGTCCATGAACAACGGATCACGGAACTCCTCGGATACGCGCTTTGAATCAATGCCCAGTAAATCAACGCCAAGCTTTTGAGAGATCAATGCCTTGAAGGTATTATCAACACCCGCTCTAGCCATGATGAATGGCATATCAAAGACTTGGGATAGCGTGGAGGTGAACTCCACTAGCAAGGTAAAGTAACTCGCCGCTCTGAGTCCTGAGAATAACTTTTCTTCCTTGCCTTGAGGAGTAAGGATAACGCGGAAAACATCATAAGCCGTCTCAGTTTCTTCTGGGGTAATGGCTCCGCTGTTCTCTAGCTCGCGGAGTTCTCTTGCGAGTTCGCTTGCCGTTTCGGCTTTGCTACCCTCAGCATTAAGAATAAACCTACGGCCTATGAGCCGACTGGTCTCTATTGCCTGAGTAGCACCATAGACATAGGACTCAAATGATTCGCCAGGTGCGGCATAGGCATCCATCAATTCATCGGGGATGATGTCAATGCTTCTCCTCTTTAAGTTACTAAGACCTTTGCTGTAATTAGTATACAGACCTCGGCGCATGAATTGATCAAACAGCATGGACTCAATCTCTAGAGTCTTCTTGTCCCCAAGTTTAAGTATTACTCCTTGTTCAAGAGGTAAAAGTTTTTTGACGGTATCAAAATCCAAAGCCATCTCTGGCTTGTTGTGGGTTTCACTCAGTTCCTCCAACTTGCTGTGTACTAATATTGCTAAATCAGGACCCTTTAAATCTTTGTTTTCTATTTCTGATACAACTAACTGGCGCGCTTGAGTAACGAAGTTCAGTTCACTTATAAATTTACTAAAGGGTTTTTTGACAGTATCACCGAAGTATTCTTTTACTTTCTTGAGATCCAGAATCTTACGAGGGAAATAGTCCTCTAGGTTGCCGGGTTCGTAGCCAGCATTCACAAGTTCCGTGCGGACCTTATTAAGAGTAACTCTCACCCGAAGATGGAAGTCATTATACATTCCGTATTTCCTTAACAGAAGGTCACGCTCCTTGATTCTTAGTTCGCCTTGCTTTGGATCCCTCTCAAGACTACGGCTGTATGTGATGAGCTGAGTTAAGCGTTTCTTGTCCTTCTTGTTCTTTATCTTATTTATTTTTTCAAAGAAGGGCTTTGTCTTGGTCATGTAACCAAGAACCTTTGAGTCAATGTCATTGTAATACTTATCCACTAGTATGGACAACCTAGGATGAATGCTACGAAGCAATGAACTGATGGTTTTTAGATACCTATCAACTGTCGTGATTTCTTCCTTTGCCTTCTTACGCTTGCTCGGTGGTTTGTCTGATTCAGCAACTGTCTCTGCGGACACAGGGGTAGGTGCTGCGGTCGCTTGTTCCGGGGCTGACTCAATGGCGGGGTCCACGCCAGAAGTCGCAACACCAGAAGCTTTATTAGCCTGCTTTTGTCTTAACAGGAACTCAGATAATGCTACATCTTGTTGGTTGGTCAGCCTAGCGGAAGGGTCAGACTTGCGTACAAGGTCAGCGGTTTCTGCAATGATAGCGGCGGCCTCTAGGTTTTTAGGAGCTAAAGTTTTTAGAGCCTTGGTGATGTATGCCTGGGCTGACTTGATGAGGGACTTAACCTTCTCCAAAGCACTGCCTGGCTGAGTAAAGGATTGAGTATCATTTCCATAAAGAAGTTGCTGGACTACTGACCGTGCGTATTCCGCACCGTAGCCGAAGTCTTCATCTTTCTTCTTATAACTATCAAGAATTACATAATTGTCATTGAGTGCGTTTCTTTGAGCTTTACTTAGGGATTGTCCTAGTTTTTTATACCAGTTATAAGCACCCTTGGATTCACCTCTTTTGATAAGGACTTGATCCATTGCGCCATGAATTATTTCCTCACGCATCACGGATTCAATGTAGTTAGATCCTCTTCCAGTAGGCCTTTCACCCTGCTGGGTAATCCGATCAAACATTGCCGTAATATTTACTTCGACTACATTTTTGTTGGGGTTGTAATGCGCGCCTCTGATACTAGAGTTGTTGACTACATCAAAACCTAGTTTTTTAGCAATGGGTCGGAACCTATCAATGATAGCCTTAACTTGTTCGCGAGTCTCTATGATTTCTCCTCGAGGAGCAATGGCTTCAAGTTCTTTATCTAAATCCGTGGGAACATATTGCTCTTCTTCCCTTTTTCTTTTTAATCTACTGCGTAACTTTCGTGCAGCATTAAATTGTTTTGCCCTTTGTCGTATAGTTGCTGACTTGCTTCTTACCACATCGCTTCTTAGTCCCGCAGTTATAGCATTGAATAATTGCAGGTCATCAAAGTTTTCATTAACCTCTTTATCTGTCGCGGCATCACCGATTGGTGTTCCTGCACGAAGACTATTTTCAAGAGCATCTCTATCAGCAATCGGTTGCCGAGTTACTGGGTCAACTCTCAGAAAGCTTTTAGCTCCTTCTAGCTTGAGTGCGTCCTTAACTTGTTGGCGAATCTCTGGTTCAAAGTCTGGTTCATCCTCAACACCTTCAGAAGGCTCTGGGATAGGCTCTTCTCCTGGCTCAGGTTCTGGAGCAGGCTCAGGGGTAGGTTCTGGCTCAGGGATAGGGTCAGGCTCTGGAGCAGGTTCTTCTTCTGGCTCAGGTTCTGGATCAGGTTCTGGGGCTGGCTCTGGCTCTGGTGTAGTTTCCGGGGCAAGTGCTATCGTATTAGGATTAGCACCTGTATCCTCAGCGACAAAGCCACGGGCTTCTTCAAAGCTAGTAGCTTCTACCTGAGTTACTAATTTTTCATTGGTATCTGGGTCAGTGTATTCAACCTTAAAAATCTTCTTCTCCCCTCCGCCAATCTCTTCATCAAGTTCATCAACTCTCTCTTGATCGTCTCTCTCTTTTTCCTCTTCGG